ACGATAAAAACACAATGGATCAATTAACGAAAAACATATTGCAACTATTCGCGCACAATCATTTTTTTCAAATTACTGTAACCGCAGATATTGATGTTAACGGTAAAATTTACAAGAGAAAAAAGCAAAAAAACAACAATAGTGTTTTAACTCCCAAAAATTGGAATAGACACAAAGAAACATTTTTTGCTCAAAGAATGGCATCGTATAGTAAAAGTTTTACGATTGAAGAAAAGATAACATTAGAGCTTAATATGCTGAAAAAATTAATAACTAATAAAGAGGATAATCAAGTATTAAAAGACCGATACATCTCTTACTTAGAGCGAAACATTCCTTGACGTAATAAAACATCAACAACTATAAAAACACAACACAATGACGGCAAAAGACTTCTTTTATAAAAATGCAAAGGCAACGTATCAAGATTGCATCTCACCAGACGAGTGCATCAAACTAATGAATGAATACCACAAGCACATAGTAGGCGAGTTCGTTGCCCCTTCAATGGAAGATGTGGTTTCATTCTTTCAATCTAAGACGGGCGGCAGTCAATCAGACGGCATTACATTCGCATCCAAGTTCATCGCCCACTACGAGTTGAAGGATTGGAAGTACGGCAATAAAAAACTGAAGGACTGGAGACGAGCAGCGGTAGCGGCTTGGGATATGTCTAAATTTGTAACCACAAAAACGATTAATAATGGAACATTTGGAAAAGGCACAAGTAGCGAGGGGCTTCAATCACTCCTTGACCAATTTAAGTAAGGTAGCCAACGTTGACTTTAGAAAGATAATCGCAGCCAAAGAAGCACCACTAATTGCATTGATTAGTGGTAAGGACTTCGCGGTTGAGTATTATGCTCAACTTGTCTTTCACGGCATACCACAACCCGACAGAATCGAGCCAATCCAACAACTGCACTCGTTTGTCTCTGACAATTTCAGTTGGTGTACTACGGTTGATTTCAAGTTAGCATTTGAGTTCAATGCTGCTAGTAAGTTGGCGAACAAGTTGACATCATTCAAATCATTTGATGCTACCTATGTCGGTAGTGTATTGAGCGAATACTACCAGTTGAGAATGGACGCGATGAAAAAATGGAATGAAGTCAATGTCAACTACATCGAACCTGCACGACAGTTAGAATCAGCTAACGAGTCATTGAATTGGTTTAATGATTCGTTAAATAAAGATATCGAGAATGCGAAGCTAGGTAACTATATGGCTGCGGAGTTGATGGGCTTTGTGATGCTTGAGAACTTGTACAAAAGTGGTCTAGTGACCGATGACTATTGGACGGATGACGAGTGGATAGGATTCAAGCAGAGAGCGAAACGACTCGTTCACGATCAACAAGAAATCGGCAAGACCAAGCTTCAAAGAATCTTAGCCAACCCCCGACTAAAAGAGCAGTACACGAACAGTATTGCAAGAGAAATGAAAGTGATTATGTACCTGAATTATTTAACAAAAAACAAATAGCAATGACCGAACTTGAAAAATGTGAATTGGCAAAAAGTAAAGGCTTCACCTATTGTCCAGTAAGCGGAGAATTGAAAGGTGTATATGGAAAGTTAATTACAAAAAAACATTCTAGTGGTTATATTGAATGTAGAGTCTATTATGCAACCAAACCATTTTTTGTATTTGCTCATAGATTAGCTTGGTTTCTTTATTATGGAGCTTTACCAATTAATTCACTTGACCATATAGATGGGAATAGGAGTAATAATAAAATTGACAATTTGCGTGATGTCACTAATCAGCAAAACCAATGGAATCAAACAAAAGCTAAAGGTTATTCTTTGGATAAAAAAACAAATAAATTTAAAGCTGCCATAGGAATTAATGGAAAGAGAAAGCATCTTGGATTGTTTGAGACCAAACAAGAAGCAAGAAACGCATATCTAAAAGCGAAAGAAACTTACCACATTATAGCTTAATTTTACCAAATGTACACACCCCAATATACTAACCGCCAAGATGAAGCATTGACTTTGTTATCGCCTAAAGACCTGATAACAGAAACAGTCTTGTATGGCGGTAGTGCAGGTGGTGGTAAAACATTTCTAGGGTGTAGTTGGCAAATCAATAGACGATTAAAATATGCAAACACTCGCGGATTGATAGGTCGTGCAGAATTAAAGCGACTTCGTCAGTCAACGATGGCTACCTTTTGGAATATTGCTAATCAGATGGGACTTCGTCCTGGTACTCACTACACCTACAACGGTCAAGACCACGTTATAAAATTCTACAACGGTTCGCAAATCATCTTGATGGACTTAGGCTTTATGCCTAGCGACCCTGAGTTTAGCCGTCTTGGTTCGATTGAAATCACAGACTATTTTGTCGATGAAGTAGCGGAAGTTTCTCAACGGGCAATCGATATACTAGATTCTCGTGTGCGTTATAACTTAATCAATGGTGTTCCGAAAGGATTACTCTCCTGCAACCCAACTAAAGGGTGGTTATACGCTGACTACTTCGACGCTGCACGAAATGGAACGCTGCGAGAGGACAGAGCATTCATCAAGGCATTGCCGACAGACAATCCGAATCTTGAACCTGCCTACCTTGAGAAGTTGTCACGCCTTCCAGAGATTGACCGTAAAAGACTTTTAGATGGTGATTGGGACTATGATGAGAGCAACGATAGACTTTACTACTACGATGACTTGTTGAGATGTTTTAGAAACGAATTGATAGGCACTACCGCTTACATCACTGCCGACATCGCAGCACTTGGAAATGATAAAACAATCATTGGTCTGTGGTCGGGAATGTCATTGGTAGATGTGTTTATGATGGAGCATAAGTATCCAAACGAGGTCGCAGAATTTATCCGTAATTTAGCCAAAGAAAGAAACGTGAAGTTGTCTAACATTGTGGTTGATGCTGACGGATTAGGTATCGGAGTAGTTGGTATTTTAAAGTGTCAATCATTCAACAATGGTGGTCGTGCGATAGATAGCGAAACCTATATGAACTTGAAAGCGGAGTGTTATTTTAAGCTAGGAGAATCGATTAATTCAAACAAGATAACGATAACGGCTGACAGATACAAGACTGAAATAATAAAGCACCTTGAAGTAGTGCGAGTAGCAAATATGGATCGTGAGAGAAAGAAAGCAGTTACCAGTAAGGAAGAAATCAAAAAGAAACACGGCTTCTCTCCCGACTTCGCAGATATGATGATGATGAGAATGTACTTTGAACTATATCCGAACTATGGCAGGTATGCTATACGATAATTAAACAAATAAACAAAATGATTTTAGACAAAAGTATCACGGGAATCCCCACCCAAATGTGGGACGAACTAAAGTATTTCGTTCTTGATGGGCGAAATGTCAACGAACTGAGATTAAATCGTCAGTTGGTCAAGGAGACTTTGAAAGTTCCTAACCCAAAATGGGCAGGTCGATACCTGACACAAACCAAATATGTTTGGAAAGATGGATTCTTACCGACTTCAAACTTTGTGTTTTCACCTAGCTACCTGCTCAACCTTGTGTCAATGTACGTCAATGACTTTGGTTATGTTGTAACGGGCAAGAATGAGAACGGACACTGGCAGTTGTATCGCTCGGAACTTTCTTGGCAGTTGCCCGATGGGACAACTCACACCGAAAGTGAGAAGTTAATCACGATCGTGATAGACGGAACTGATGTTATGTTTGACGATTTCGAGAATAAGAATCAATGGTCTTTTGATTGGATTGTGAACGGTAAGAAAACTGTTTTGACCTATGATGTTGGTGAGATTGCTGACATTATGAAAGTGAATGAGGACACCGTTCTAGCGTTCCAAAATGACTACTTCACGGGCGAATTTAAAACACCCGACACACACATCACTAACATCTTTCCTGCGCTAGAATGGGACGGTAACTTGCTTCGCGGTTCATTCTTTGTGAATGAAACAGAGTGGAGTGAGTTCAACTACTCACAACTACGCACCTGCTATGGTACGGCACAAGGTGACTTCAGAACTACTTGGACTTTGTATAACGGTTGCGACCGTCCTGATGATGCTATCGATGCTGATTCAACGGGTAACTTTGGCGAGTGCTGGAAGTCTGCGTATATGACTAAGGACAATGCCAATGCTTTTGAATTTGATGTTTCAAGCTTTCCAACTGTTGACTATTCACAACCTGCTCACATCAAGTTCACAGTTCACTTTTTACCGCTTACTGGTAAGGAGTTCAGACTTGAAGCTTATGCAAATCTGAATACCAAGAAAATTAGTTTAACACCTTTCGCTTAATTAACTGTGGGCGTAATTAAGTTTGCGCCCACTTTTTTTAACTTATAAAAATAAATGCTAAAATTGATAATCAAAATGTTCACGCACAACTATTGTGATACTTGTGGGTTCACCAAAAGAGATGTATTTATTACTGAGCATTTTACAGAGACAGGTTTAATTCAGTGCAATAAATGTTTTTCCGAATATAAAGGAGGTGACAAATGAATCCAAAAGAAAAGGCAGAAGAGTTAGTGAAGGAAATGTACAAAGCTCATTCTAACTCAGCAAGTTTAATTACCCTATACTTTGCCAAGCAATGTGCATTGATAGCAGTTGATGAGATATTAAAAATTAATAAATTAGCTGATGAAAATTTAAATTATAAAGAATATTTTAATGATTATACTGATTTTAAAAGTTATTGGCAAGAAGTAAAACAAGAAATAGAACTAACTGGAGGTGACAAATGAGAAATATAAACCAGACACACATAGTGATATTCATCTCAGTAATCCTGCTGACTATCTTTTTCATCCTACTATCAAATCGAAAGCGTGAAGATTCGTCACCACTTCAAATCGAAATCGAGAAACTCCAAAAGAAAATAGACAAGCAGGATAGAATGATTCACGATGCGCTGATTGACATCAAAATGATGCGCGACACTGTCTATTTCTACGAATCCAAAAAGCCAATTATCACTAACAATTATTTCAAAAATGAGAAAGTCATACTCACTTCTAATGATAGTATTAATGCTATCATTCGCGAATCAAATCAGCGCGAGTTCGAGCGCAGATACTTTAAAGGTCGATACACTCCAACTAAATAAAGACCAAGCCTTCAACCTTTGTTACTATTCACTAGAGTATTGGTGGGAGTATGCGAAGCTTCAAGATTCAATTATGATTCAGAAAGATTCTATGTTGAAGAAGTACGTTGATATCACTGGCATCCAAGCCCAGAAGCAGGATGATATTGAAAGCATTTACAACCTAAAGAAGCAGATTGAAATAGATCAACAAGCAAAGGTCTTGAATGAGGAGATTGATAGAAAAAAGAAATGGCGAAAGCGGACATTTGTCGTGTCTGCAATCGCCATACTGGAAGGTGCAATAATTTATCTTATCGTATCAATTTAACCCCATCAACTGCTCATTCTCACTAATCAATTCAAAGTCATAAAAGTAGGCTTCGCTGCCTTCCATTGATACAATGTAGATAATCATTCCCTTGCGAATGATAAAGCCAGTTACAAAGCGTAACCGACTGTCAACATCTGACCGACAGTAGACGATATCACCAATGCGATAGCGCACCTTCAAGTTCAAATCTATCATCATAGTATTTTACCTTCGTGTATTCTGAAATTCTGCACGTTGAAACCTTCACTACCACGTTTTGTTATGATTGCAAACCCGTGATTGTACTTTGCAAATGGTGCGTATTCAGGTGTTAATTCACTCAAGCACCCAACACTCCAACACGTAGTCAACTTTCCATTAATATCCTTCTCAGTATGCTCACTTGTTTGGTGTGAGTGTCCACAAATAGCAGACGATTTCGCCCTCATATAAAGACCTCTTGCAACGTTTACGGGCGAGAATGTTGACTTCCCAAATTCGTGTCCGTGTACCACTGCTAATGAGTTAATACGTGCCAACTGTTTGCCGTGTATTATGTCGATTCCAAACTTGTCAAAGCCTAGTAGATTGCTCAACTCGAAATCTTCAATACCATCCAACGCACTTGCATTCTTTCGGATGTATCTTTCGTAGCGTTCTTCGTGGTTACCCATCTTCGCGTAAATTCTTGCCTTTGGGAATTTAAAACGCAGGAAAGAAAAGAATTGTTTTGTGAGTTGTATCTCTGACCTAAACGATCGTTTGGTTCTGTCCTTCTCAAAACTACTTATTTCATAACAGTCGATAAAGTCACCGCCCAATAAAATAGTGTCGCAGTTCTGCTTTACTCCGTAGTCGATTGCCAGATGCAAAGCTTTGATATCGTGATAAGGAATATGCACATCGAACAAGGCAAGAACCTTTCTGCCTTCAATATCAATAATACTTTTCTCTTTTGTGTCTGATTTAGGTAGATGATGGGCAACTGGTATTGACTCATCAAACTTCTTCGGATTGTTTTTGTTTGTAACGTGACGGTGATACTTTGAAGCAATGTTGCCTAGAGTAGTGTTGTACTTCTTGGCTAATCTTCTTTTGAAGTCTGTAATCTTTTCTCCTTCAAGTTGGATTTCAATCTTAAAAACTTCTTCCCATTTTGGAGTGTTAGTCATTGTGTAATTATTAAGTAAGTAAGTAAAAAACAAAAGGGACAACTGCCCCTTTAGATATTTTTATATTCCGATTTCGCGTCGAATGATGGACAAGCTTTAGCCACATTTGGAAAGTCTTTATGTCCTTGTATTATCGCATTTGGAAACATAGTCTTCAATGCTTTTAATCTTGTCAGCAGTTGGCGTTTCTGCGCATCCGTTCTGTTGTCTGCTGCCTTCCCTAACTTATTCACGCCACCGATATAACACACGTTGATGATTGATTTATTCCAACCTTTAACACCATTCGAAGGTTGAGCGATTGTGAGCAGTTGTGTCTCTTTTCCGTCCGCTTCAATGATGTAGTGATAACCAGGGGACTTCCATCCTAAGTTCTGTTTCCAATAGCGTTGGATTGCTTCGACTTTTGCATCTTGCCCCGTAGCACTGCAATGAACTACTATGTGTGTTATTGTTCTCATTCGTTGTCTATTTGAAACTGTCCTTTTTCATCAAACGATTTAAGTCTTTTCAGTATCCACTTGGGCAATAAGTCAGGCTTAATTGCTCCGATATTTTCAACGATACTAATTGCTTCACGAACTAAAAGAGCCGCATAGCATAGTTCTTCTACCCACAAAAATAGTGACTTAGTGATTTCGTTGGTGCTGAAATTTGTTAGATTGTGGACAACTATCAAGAAGAACGCATATAGT